CCGCCGCTGATCGGGATGGGGCGGGTACCGTTCGCGTATCAGGAGGAACGTGGCAGTCGCAGGCTGCGATTACTGAGATCGACATTATCCAAGTGGCGGGGGACCATTTGGCGGCTTCTTCGTTCTCCCTGTTCGGCATCTTGCCAAGGATGGTTGCCTGATGGCTGTTATCGAAGCAATCGAAACCGTGTATTTGGAGGCTGATGCTGCGTCGGTGGAGTTCTCGTCTATTCCTGCGACGTATGAGCATCTACAGTTCAGGTTGACGGCACGGAGTTCTTACGCTGCAACAGGACAGGCAACTCTGGATGTGCAACTAGGCACGGGTGGCGGCGCTGTGGATACGGGAACAAACTATTCCCGCCACTACATGCGAGGATCGGGAACTGTCGATGATGCGTCAGCGGCGACGGGAAGCACAGCCATCGACTGTATGCGTGCCGTCAACGCAAACGAAACATCGACTAAATACAGTCCTTCGATAATGGATATTTTGGATTATGCCAACGCCAATAAGAACACAACGGTGCAGGCTACGACTTGGGCAGACAAGGCAGGTTCATACCCTGAGTTGGGCTTTGCGAGCGGGTTGTGGGATGCCACTGGGGCCGTAGATCGGGTCAAGTTTACGTTGACGGGAGGTAGTTATAACTTTGTGCGTGGTTCTGAGTTCACCCTCTACGGATTGAAGTCCTCCTGATGGCTGCTTTCACGGTTATCTCGCATCAAGAACTTGGCGCTTCGGCATCGTCTGTGACCTTCGGGTCGATCTCAGGGTCGTATGACCATCTGTGCATCAAGGCTTCGGCCCGTTCTGACGATGTTCAGTATTACGACCACTTTGGAATCCAGTTCAACAGTGACACAGCCTCCAACTACTCCAATACCAACCTGTATACAGGCACCACAGCACCCGCATCCACAAGCGCCGCAACTACTCAGATTCAACATTTGTATGGAATAACGGGTGCCAGCAACCTTGCTGACACCTTCGGCACGGCGACCATATGGATACCGCACTATTCCAACACGGCGAACTTCAAACAGGTCATCGGGGCAGGTGCCATTGAAAACAACTCCACAACCAATTGGCAATGGGTTGTGAGCGTGATCGCTGGGTTGTGGTCCGACACTTCGGCTATCACTGACATTGATCTCTTTCCCGCTCAGGGGTTAGACGATTTCGTCCAGTATTCAACATTCACGCTATACGGCGTGACAGGCGCTTAGGAGGCGCACATCATGCCAAGACAAAAAGTAGTAAACGGGGTCTACTACGACCTCACACCAGAAGAAGAAGCAGAACTGGTCGCACGGGCTGAAGCCGCTGACCTAGACCTCAGCATGGTCCGCTCCCAGCGTGACAGCCTGTTGCGCTCCACGGACTGGACACAGGTCGGGGACGCTGCTTTAGGTGACCACACCGCAGAGGAATGGGCTACCCACAGGCAGGCTCTCAGGGATCTACCTGCGGTGTTCACCCGTGTGTCTGAGGTTGTGTGGCCGAATGATCCTCCGACACAGGCGCTTGAAGAAGCGGCCCAATGACCGAAACTGTGTTAGAAACCCCCAACCCTGCCTGCACCATACAAATAGGTGGTACGGCGTGCCCTTTTTGCGCAGCGCCCATGCAACGCGCAGGCTCATGTCTGGTGTGCCCCATGTGCGGTGAAACGAGTGGTTGCTCCTGATGGAATGGATCGGCTTCGCAGGACTGGTAGCCGCCGCTCTCATAAGCGGCGTCTTCGCGGTAGTCGCATCCAAGTATCGCCGTGAAAACACGGCGCAGCACGCAGCGAATCAGGTTCGCCTTGACGCTATTGGCACCGACATATCTGAGATCAGCAAAGATATTCGTTCTGTGCGTGAGTGGCAGCATCGTCATTTGGAGTGGCATGCGGAGCAGAGGACGGCGTAATGGCTGTTGTGTATAAGCCGACGCGTCGAATGCGGGGAGAGAACGCACGGCCTATTGAGTACGAGTTGAGGAAGATCCAGCAGAAGTTGGACGATTTAGAGGCCCGCGTCACGGCGTTGGAGCCGTAGGAGTAAACATGGGTATTAGGAGATCAGCATCAGAGTACGGGTCAGCGGTCGGTGATGAACAGGTGGCGGTGTCCAATACCGCCATTGGTATTACTGCTGCGACTGGCGCTGTGGCGGCAATGGTTACCAATGGTGCGGAACCGATCAGGGTTCGTTGGGGCACCCCCACGGCGAGTGTGGGACATTATTTGAATCCTTACAGTGTGTTGGATTTGTATGAGGACGACATGTCTGATGTGAAGTTTATTCGGGTGTCGTCAGATAGCACTGTTGATGTCACCTACTTCGGATAGGAGCGATTATGCCTTCAAGGATTACTCAGCGTGTAGATCAGGTTTCCACGGGGGACATTTCGGCTGTCACTGCCGGTGTTGCGACCAGTGGCGGTGGAACAAGTGGCGCGGTTACCATAAATGTTGTTGTGGCGGATGACGATCTTATTATAGCGGGGCAGGTTTTTAACTGATGGCCTTTGATCCCTTCGCCCAGTACAATGTGTCGGACCCTTATGGCACGTCGCCTTCTCAGCGGCTGTCGATGGCTTTGTCTAACACGGCGTATAAGCGGCAGGGGGTCAACCGGGATTTGAACACGAACCTGTTTGACATGTCGAAGGCGTATGGGAAGCAGACGCCGCAGATTGAGGCGGGGATGGCTCGTCGGGGTTTGCAGGATTCGGGGATCAGGAATAAGGCGTTGGCTGAGGCGATGGCGGTGTATGAGCGTCAGCGGACGCAGCAGCGTCAGGCAACTCAGGATGCGTTGATGCAGTTGGCGTTGCAGGATCTGAGCGCATATGGGACGTATGCGGGTCAGAGGTTCCAGTCCACGTTGGGGGGCGCTCAGTCGCAGGCTGAGATGGCGGCGCAGATTCGGGAGGCGTTGGGCTGATGGCTATTGATGTTATTACTGGTAAGCCGATCAAGACGCAGTTTGAGGGGCAGCGCACGGATGTAGACATTGACTTTGATCCGGCAGCGTGGCAGGAACAGTGGAATCTGGGGGAAGCGGGGAATGTCGGTGCTGTTGAGGCGCAGGCCATACAGAGCATCAAGGATGCGTTGGCGCAACGCTACGAGGGTAACGAGTTTTACGGGGCTACGAGTGACGACATAGCGGCTTCATGGGCTGCTTACAACGATGCGAATGCCGGAACGCCCGGTTTTCAATCATATACCCCCACACAGGCGGAGTTGGCTCGTACGGGTGATGTGCGTTTGCAGGACGAGGCTTCACGCATCTTCTCCCAGTTGCTGGGCGGGTACAACCCTAACAACGCTAAACAGGTGGCTGCTTACCGGAAGGGCACTGTCGCCCCGAATGTGTTTCTACGGACTGGTGCGGGGCTTGACAACTGGCGGGCTGTAGATGCTGCTGGTAATACTGGCACACAGCCGACAATCGGTGGTGTTGATTACAACGTGGTCCCGCAGATTCCGGCGGCCCCCCCAGCACCAGCACCGGCACCGGCACCGGCACCAGCACCAGCACCAGCGGCGGCACCAGCGACGGGCACGCGTGCCACAACTTCTACGGGGCAGACTGCCCCCGCTGCCCCGGAGGTTGATCCCGCTATAGCGCAACGGGAGATTGTCACCAAGGCGTTGGCGGCACGGTTGCAGCCCATCCAAGCCGCTCTAGCGGCGGGTCTTATCGACATGGATGCTGCTCAGGCTGCGTGGGGCACTGCGCGGCAGGAAATCTACGGCGACTTCCTGTCGGAACAGTTGGGGGTTCAGACGGCGTTCCAAACACAGGCTGATGTTGACGAGGCGAAGCGTCAGGTGGGGCGCGAGAAACTGTTGCGGGATTTGGATGCGGCTGGTGTGGATTCCGGCATGGTGGCTGACGAGTTGGCGTTGATTGACGCCATCACTGAGGCTAGTGGTGACGAGCGCATGGGGCTGATTGGTGACATTGGCCGGGTTGGTTTGATGTCGGACGCTGACCGGCGCATGATGGGTGAGGGGATCTTCGGGGGGCAACGTCAGGCGTTGCGTACTGATGCCCGTCAGATGGGGTTGGAAGCGGAGTTGTTGGCTGTCGATCAGGGGCAGACGGCTGATGAGCGTTCTCTACAGGCGCAGGCGTTGGCACCGTATATGGATGTGGCTCCGGGGGCGTTGTTCGCTGACTTGTATTCGGATATTGATTTGACTGGTATGGCTACTGGTCGTGAGGAAATGGCGTGGGGCACCGGGGAACGGTTGGGTTCTCAGACGTGGCAGACGGGTGAGCGTGAGGGTGCCCAGACGTGGCAGACGGGTGAGCGTGAGGGCGCTCAGACGTGGCAGGGGGACGAGAACGCACTGGACCGGGACATCAGCCAGCAGTTGGCCGACGTACAAACCGACCAGTTGGCCGAAATGATCCGCCAGTTCGATATAGCGACCCCCACAACCACGGTTGACGGTGTGGAGCGGATGATCGGGTTTGACGAGGAGACTGGCCTGACTGCCGCCCAGACTCAGGAACAGGCCAACTGGTTGGCGAACTTGATCGCTCAGGGCATTGACGTGGACGGTACGGGTCGGGCCTTCGGGTTCGACACGGCAACTGGTCTGACAGCGGCTGAGACAGCCGGATTCGGTGCGGCAGACTTGGATCGGGCTATCGCCCAGCAGCGGGCCAGCACGGAAGCCTCTTCGTTGGCGGAGTCAATCCGCCAGTTCGGCTTGGGACAGCAGGAACGCGGTATTGATACGCGGGAGTTCTTGCCCACGCCAAGTGGGCACTTCGTGCGGAACCCGCGGTACGGGTTGCCGTACGGGTTCGACACGGCAACCGGGTTGACCGCTGGGCAGCAGACGGCGGCAGACCAGTTCGCCACCTCTCAGGCGTTCACTGAGAGACAGTTCAACGAGTTGTCGGCTGGGGATCTGGCGAGTCTGGCGGGGCAGGGTATCGACATGCAGGAAACGATTAGACGGCCGAACCCGTTCACGGGGATGTGGGAGACTGTGGCGAATCCGAACTTTGGGCGTCCTATCGGGTTTGATGCCGCCACCGGTTTGACTGCTGGGCAGCAGGCCGATGAGGCGTATCGGGATGCGACGTTGGCCGCTGACGAGACAGCGGCAACGCAGGCGCAGGAGAACTTCTTAGCGGGAATGGTTGCTCAGGGCATTGACGTGGACGGTACGGGTCTTCCCATGGGATTCGATGCAGCGGAGTTTGTGGAGGACAAGGACGAGGCGTCGCCCACGTTCGGGGAGTGGATAGAGAACCCCACGTACGGGATGGACGCAATGGAGCAGGCCAACTATACGCTGGCCGCGTCAGAGTTGAAGTTTGCGCAGGATGCGGCGTTGCAGACGGGAACGGAAATAAATACGACCACCAATCTGATGAACCATCTGGCGACGTTGGGTGATCCGAACTTTACGACCGCCGTGCTGGAGGAGATCCGGGGGGTCATAGACATCGCACCGGGGATGGTTACGAAGGGGCTGACCGACGAGAACGTGTTGCACGCGTTGGGCGAGTTGTCAAAGAAGCAGGCTCCTGATGGCACGTATCCGTACCGGGACATGTTCGCCATCGTGCAGGGAATGGGCACGGAAGACCTTCTTTCTGCTGGGACAACGGATGAGACAACCACGACGACTCCGCCTGCGGGGGTGACACCGGGGGCGGCTTCCCGAACATTCGATTCAGGAGCCGGGAACCTGTCGGAGTCCGAAGTGTCCAGCGCAGACCTGATAGCCCTGATTGAGGAGCAGCGGCAGCAGGAGGCTGCGACAGTAGCACCCAGCAATAAACCCGGAGAGTTCGAGTGGAGAAACTCCTACTTCGGGGACGTTGGCAGATTCCTTACGGCGGATCAGAGTTACAAAACTCGGAGCGGTAAAGAATACGACCACACCGCAATGAACCAGATTGCCGAAAGTTCCATACCGGTGGGTTACACGGTGGAGGATTACATCGACCTACAGGACGACAGGGATATGGAGTGGGGCTTCAAGGGTGACGGTACATTCGGGTGGAAGCC